CTCTTGCTGCTGACAAAGCGAAAGCTAAAGACAAAAGCAAAGTATCTCTACGTAAAACACCATGGGATAAATTCAAAGAAGCTGTTGAAATCGAAACAGATGATGATAAAACAGATGTTGAAGATCCTAAAGCTAAAAAGAAAGCACCTGAAAAGAAAACAGGTAAAGGTGATCCAGCTGCAGTAAACGCTCCATCACAAGATGATCGCGCTGCAGTAGCAGATAAACCAGATCCATCTGAAGATCCTGATGCAGAGCCAACTCCTCCAAAAGAGAAAGAAGCTCCAGCGCCTAAGGAAAAAGAAAAGATCGTTGTGAAAAAGAAACCAGTTGATAAAGAAGAATCAGTTAAAAAAGAATCTTTTGATTGGGATGAAATCTCTGAAATGAACGATGAGCAAGTAGATGCATTCATTGATTCATTAGATGAGTCACAACTAGATTCATTCGAAGCTGAAATGAATTCTCTTGCTGAAGCAGCAAACCCAGAAGGTGATGCAGCTCAACAAGATAAAGAGCAAGGTGACTTTATTGCTAAGCATAAAAAGACTATCATTGATCGTCCTGATGCTGATAAGCCTAAAGCTGCTGATGCTACTAAACCAGCGGCTAAACGTCCTGGTGATAAAAATGATGGTGACAAGTCACCAGTTAAACGTATGAAGGATATTCGAAAATGAAAAAAGCTGGCTGGTTAAAAGATGGTATCGCGACTTCTCGCGGTATCGTAACAGTACATGGTGAAATGCTAAAACGTCGTAAGATGTCAGAAGCTCAAATCAATGAGTGGAATGGTTTCGAAAAGAAAACAGTTGCTCCTAAACCAGCACCTGTTATTGAAGAACCAGCGGCAGAAGAGATCAATTTAGAATCTATGACTAAAGATCAACTTGAAGCTCTTGGACGTGAACATGGTATTGAATTAGATAAGCGTGAAAAGAAGGCTGATCTGATTGAAGTACTAAAGTACGTCATCGAATAAACAATATAAATAGCTCTATATAACAATTTAATGTAGGGCTATTTAATGCAACTCTTTGATGAACTGAATAATGATAACTTTTTGTTGTACGCTTCAAAGCATTATAACAATAAACAATGTACAGAAGTAGAAGAGTTCTATGAAGACTTGAATCGCTTTAAGTATTTGAAAAGACTTCTCAGACGATATGATAGTAACGGAGAATTACAGGAACGTTTGATACTAAACCACCTTATATTATTATTTAATGTATTCGGTATAGTTCATGCAAAGAAGATGGTATTCTTTAAGACAGATAACAAATCGCTATCAGCTCTGAAAACCTTTCTTGTATACTTAAACTATTTAAAAGAAGATGAATACGTTGATATCCCTTTAGATAGTCATATAATAAAAGTATTAAGGAACCTATAATGCCCGCAGTATCAAGAGTAGCAGATCTCTATTACACCTACCGTTTTATCAAGGTATTAACTACACCTTGGAAAGATACTGATGCGTATAAACTAGGTCTATTAGATGATAAAGGTACAAGTCTTCGTAAGGCTAAAACCTCAGAAGAGAAAGATGCTGTAACAGTATTCTTTCGTTTAGCATTTAACTTTAAAAGAATACTAGAGAAACTTCCATTCGGTAAGTCTCGATTATCTTCATATGCAGCAGCGCTATTCTTGCTACGTGAAGAGACAGGTATGAGTGAAGAAGAGATTAAAGATATTCTTTCTAAAATGGAAATAGACTTAACTCCAGAAGTAAAAGAAAATTTCTTTATTCTTAACGAACAACTACTTCCCGGTGTATACATATTACACCAAGATATTTTATCACCAAAAACTGCAGAGCCTATTGCTAAGACAGGTACGAAAGTATCAGTGGCAGAAGGTACAACTCAAGCAGGCACTATACTAGATATTCCGGTATATGAGGTGAGACACTTGGCAACAAAACAGATGGTCTACGTGACCTCCGGAGATTTATACAGATGAAAAAGAAAAAAGAAGAAATTCCAGAAGAAGCACCTGCTAATGCAGTTGCAGGAGATGGTGTTGATATGAGTCCGGGTAAGAAGGCTAAACTAAAGAAAAAGCCTTTGAAACGCTTTAAAGATTACGTTAAGGAATAGTAAGTGTTTTCAACAATTAAAATAGCAATCGTCTTCATGATCTCAGGAGCATTAGTTTCTGGTGGATTATACGTAAAGAAGATACGAGACGATCTAGAAATTGCCAGAGCGAATGTTGCAAGAATGGAAGTAGCAGTGCAAACAAGCGAGTCTTCCCTGAAGCTTGAAAGATCAGAGAATGCGAGATTAAATGTGCTTAATTCAGAGTTAGGCGATAGCCTACAACGTGCTGAGCAATATGGTGATGAGTTGAGAAACACATTACAGAAACATAATTTAACTCACTTGGCCAATAAGAAACCTGGCCTTATTCAAAATAGGATGCAAAATGCGACTGATCAATTATGGAACGATCTTGCTGGTATCACTGACCCTAATGGGGTGCAGCTCGATGAGGCCGGAACCGAAGATAGTAACAGTAACTAAAACTGTTAAAACTGTAATCCCTACAGTAAACCTACCAAAGCAAGTACAACTAAATGACATCAAGATTTATGTTGTGTCTGCTGACAATTACCAAGAATTTAAGAAAGAGTTTGAAGCTAAGAATGGGCCTGATGCATATATTGCCATTTCCGTAAAAGACTATGAAAATCTGTCTCTTAACTTCGCTGAATTGCGAAGATACATAGAACAACAAAAAGAGATTATAGTTTATTACGAGAAAGCTGTAGCACCAGAAGAAACTGAAGAAAATAGCGAATAAACAGTTTACATTAGACCCACAATATGGTATAATAACCTATATTGAATCAGCGGAGAACCCTTCATGAATAACCATATAAACGTCACAAAGCGTGACGGACGAACTCAACCGTTCGATTTAGAAAAAGTACACAAAGTATTAGAGTGGGCAACAGATGGTATTGCCTCTGTTTCTATATCAGAGATTGAGTTAAAAGCAAACATTCAGTTGTTTGATAAGATACCTGCATACGACATTCACGAATTATTGATTAAGTCTGCAGCTGAATTGATTTCAGAAACTACACCTAATTACCAATACGTTGCAGCACGTTTAGTTAACTATAAGATTCGTAAAGATGTCTATGGTCAATTCGAACCGTGGGCTTTACTTGACATTGTAAAAGAAAACGTTAAGCGTGGTGTATATGATACGGCTATACTAGATAACTACACTGAAGATGAGCTAGCTGTACTTGGTTCTTATATTAAGCATGATCGTGATAATGATTTTACATATGTTGGTATGGAACAATTCCGTGGAAAGTATCTTGTACAAGACCGTAGATCTAAAACTGTGTTTGAAAGTCCTCAAGTTTTGTATATGCTTATTGCAGCTACTCTATTCAGTGACTATCCAAAAGATACACGTATTAAGTGGGTTAAAGATTACTACGATGACGTATCAACATTTGTAACATCATTACCTACACCTATCATGGCAGGCGTGCGTACGTCTACACGGCAGTTCTCTTCATGTGTTCTTATTGAATCAGATGATACGTTAGAAAGTATTAATGCTACTGCTACTTCTGTTGTACGTTATATTTCTAAGAAAGCTGGTATTGGTATCAATGCAGGTAGAATTCGTGCTGTTGATAGTAGAGTAGGCGATGGTTCTATTGTACATACTGGTTTAATTCCCTTTCTTAAGTACTTCTCATCTGCTGTTAAGTCATGCTCACAAGGTGGTGTTAGAGGTGGTGCTGCTACTGTATATCTTCCTGTATGGCATCTAGAATTTGAAGATCTTGTTGTATTAAAGAATAATAAAGGAACTGAAGAGAATCGTGTACGTCAATTGGATTATGCGTTCCAGTTTAATAAGTTGATGTATGAACGTCTATTAACTGGTGGTAACATAACACTATTCTCACCAGCAGATGTTCCTGGTCTATATGAGGCATTCTTTAAAGATCAAGATAAATTTCGTGAGCTCTACGAAAAGGCAGAGCGTAAGACATCTATTCGTAAGAAGACAATGAAAGCTATGGATGTATTCTCTCAGTTTGTTACTGAGCGTAAAGACACAGGTCGTATCTATCTTATGAATGTAGATCATGCTAATGAACATGGTTCTTTTAAACCTGACCTTGCAGCAATCTATCAATCTAATCTATGTACAGAAATCAATCTACCAACTAAGCCTTTGCAATCTGCAGATGATAAAGATGGTGAGATTTCGTTGTGTACGTTAAGCGCTATCAACTGGGGATTGATTAATAGTCCTACAGATTTTGAAAAGCCCTGTACAAATGCTGTTCGTGCATTAGATGCATTACTCGACTATCAAGAGTATCCTATTCCTGCTGCAGAAATCTCTACAATGAATCGTAGGCCTCTTGGCATTGGTATTATTAACTTAGCTTATTTCCTAGCTAAACGTGGTATGACATATGGTACACCAGAATCGTTAAAACTAATTGATGAATACGCAGAAGCATGGTCTTACTATCTAATCAAAGCATCTGTAGATCTTGCAAAAGAAAAAGGTGCATGTATCAAATCGAATGAAACAAAGTACAGCGATGGAATTCTTCCTATTGATACATATAAGAAAGACGTAGATACACTTGTACCACATAAAGAACGCATGGATTGGAAATCATTACGTGCTGATCTTAAAGAATATGGTATTCGTAACTCTACGCTTATGGCTCTTATGCCTGCAGAAACATCTGCACAGATTAGTAACTCAACGAATGGCATTGAACCACCTCGTGCGTTAGTATCTTATAAGGGTTCTAAAGACGGTGTTATGGCTCAGGTTGTTCCTGGTTACCATCATCTTAAAAACAAATATGATTTACTTTGGGAGCAAAAGACTCCTGAAGGTTATTTAAAAGTGTGTGCTGTACTGCAAAAATATATCGATCAAGGTATTTCTGTTAATACTTCTTACAATCCTGAACACTTTGACGAAGGTAAAGTACCTATGTCACAGTTGATTAAAGATATTGTTACCTTCTATAAGTTTGGTGGTAAGCAACTATATTATAATAATACACACGACGGAGCCGGTGAAATGAATACTGGTGATGATGTTGCACTTGAACAAGTAGATTACGATAGTGAAGAAGCTTGTGATAGCTGCGCAATTTAACTGTGTACATTATATAAATTATGTTGTATAATATCTCAGATCAATAAAGGAAGTAAGTATGTCAGTATTCGAAAAACAAAATAAATCTCACATGGAATCTAGTATGTTCTTTGACGGTGGAGTCGACATTGCTCGATATGACCAGGTCAAATATCCTGCTCTTGAAAAGATTACTGAAAAGATGTTAGGTTTCTTTTGGAGACCAGAGGAAATAGATGTATCTAAGGATCGATCTGACTTCTCTAATCTTACTGACTTTGAAAAGCATATCTTTACATCAAACCTAAAACGTCAGATCTTACTAGACTCAGTACAAGGTCGTGGTCCAACAGAGACGTTTATGCCTGCTGCATCTGTACCAGAGATTGAACCATTGGTTATGGCATGGGCATTCTTTGAAACAATTCACTCACGTTCTTATACACATATCATTCGTAATGTATATGCTAATCCATCAAAAGTATTTGATGAGATGCTTGACATCGAAGAGATTGTTGATTGCGCAAAAGATATCTCAGGATATTACGATGACTTTATTGACTATCAGAAATGGTATGATCTATTGGGTGAAGGTAAGCATAAAGTAAATGGTAAGACCGTAGTCATATCACAATACGAATTAAAGAAACGTTTATGGATTGCATTAAACTCTATTAATATTCTTGAAGGTGTTCGCTTCTATGTTTCATTTGCATGTTCATGGGCATTCGCTGAGTTAAAGAAG